ATTGTAGGCCGAGTCGACCGCAATCATATCGGGTCCGACCCGAACGCCTCCGAACCTGACGCCACGATCGGCGATGAAATCGAGTTTCGGCCAGGCCCCTTCGAGCGGCACGTCCGTCGCGCCCGGCAGAAACCCGTAGTCGAGATGCCAGCATTCCTTACGCGGCCCCCAACCGAGATAGGACCAATAGAGCCCGTCCGCCTGGACGTCGGCTGTTAGCGTCACATAAAGCACGCCAGCCGGCGCATGGCCGCGGCTCCATTCGCTCTCGCGCCTTGCCGCCAGAAGTTCCCAACCAGGCCCCTCGCCCTTCGGCTCGTATGGGCGCCCGAGATCGCCGTTCTGGAATGGCTGCTGTTTGTCGGGGTCGTCGCCGGCGGCGGCCTCTCCTGCGGCAAGCAACTCCCACTTGTCAAAAATGTTGACCAAACCGGTTATCGCGTAGCTTCGAATCCGGCGCCCAGTGTGCCTATTACGCCAGTGATCGACATCGGCGGGCGCTATGGTCTTCGGCGGAACCTCACCATTCGCATCCGGCGCGGTCGGGATCCAGCATGCACCATTTTCGCGGGCCGTCATGGCCGCCTTGTCAGCCTCGAAGTGCTCTGCTCCGCAGTTCGGACAGATCAGGTGACACCGGTAAGGTGGCGTCTCGTTCTTGCGAATATCCTCCCAATCGAAATCGTTCAGTGAGAGGCACGTCTTGCAGGCGACGTAGTATCGTCGCCTGTCGCCCGCTTCATAGTCGGCATCGATGTCCGCACCTTTCAGTTTCGGCGAGGACACGTCGAGGCACTTCGCCATGCCGAACACGCGGTACGTCTTCAGGCGCTTGTCCGAAAGGTCTTTCGGGTCACCTTCATTGTCGGCATTGTCGGTCCAAGCGCTGCGATCGTCGCGCACCATGTAGCGGATCGAATGCTGCCGCAGTGTCGCGGCCGAATTAGCCCCGGCCAGGAGAAGGTAGCCGCCGCGGAACCTGATACGCTCCGACGTCGACCCCTCGCCTGATCGAGATCGGGTCGGCTCCACCACCCCATTCAACGCAGGTGAAAGAGCAGGCGTCGCGTCTATCGTGGGCCCCAACTTCTCCTGAAACCAATCCTTTGCCGCCTTGACCGTCGGCCCGACATACATGGCTGGGCCCGGCGCCCGATGCATGATGAAGCCGAGCCAGTTCTCCGCGATCGCCGACTTGCCGCCCTGAGCTGGCCCCATCACCACGACGTTCTCGCAAGGATCGTCCGGCGAGAGTGCGTCCATGGGTTCAATCAGGTACGGCGCGGTCTCGTTCCGCCATGGTCCGGGTAGCGCTCCGATGTCGGGTACGATCCTGTGGCCAGCCGCCCATTCGGAGACGCGCTCGCTCGGATCCGGTCGTAGCCCGGCCGCGGCGGCGGCATAGACGACGCGGGCGTTACGCTGCAGCCTCCGTCTGCTCTGTTTGTGGAGATTCTCGATCGACAGCGTCATCATCCAGTTCCAGATCGTCGTTCTCTGATGCCAGGGCGTCTAGCTTTTCCGCCAGGCCGTCGAGCTCCCGCCGGATTTCCGTCGTCAGGATCATACGGATTGCCTGACCATCATCCGCTGACGCGAGGCGGTCCTGAAGCCGCGCCGGTATCGATAGCAGTCGATCCCGATGCCGACGGAACACGTCCATTTGGCGCCGGGCGACCTCTTCCCGATCGGTAAGCCGGTCGAGTCTCTCTTCAAGATCGAGGCGCGCATTCTCCGCTTGGTAGCTTTCGCGATCAGCCCGGGCCGAGGCATAGCTGCCCGCTCCCGGTTGCTTGCCCGCCGGCCCATCGTTGGCGCCTGCGACCGTCTCAGCTACGCCATCGCTTTCGTTATCGAGATCGAGTTCACCGCCATTGCGCAACGCCTGGGCAGGATCCGTCTCGTCGGCAACCAGCCGATCAAAGGCAACGATATTGACCAGCACCGTGCCGCGAGGCCCCGGCTTCGTCGAAAGCATCCCCGCGCCAACAAATTTCTTGACGCGCTTGTGGATGGCGACCTTCGAGACACCCTTCTGCGCTGCCACGTCGGTGAGCGAAAGCCAGATATTCGAAGCCGTGTCAGTTGTCGCTGATTTCATCATCTCGCACCGCATGGTCCCGGCCTGTTAACCCGTGGCGTTAACCGCCTCCGTCGTGTGTTAACCGCGTTAACCCTGCGGAAATTTTGTAAAACTGGCGATAAATCGGGCTAAGGGCTGCCGCATTGCATGAGATGCCTCGGAAGGACCCATGAGCATCTCTGTTCGGAATTAGCGGCAAGTGACCGCTCACAAGGGATGAAAAATACGGCGCTGCGCCTAATCCGAGCGCGGCACTCGCGGTGGCCAAGGCGTGGCCGCAGCGTGGTCGTTCGGGGCTATAGTTTCTCGATCTGTGAAATTTTGAGATCGACGGGAGTCTCGCCTCCGAACAAATCCACTGCAACTCTGATTCGGGTGTCGGAGTCAACTTCCTCGATCGCACAATCTGGTACTTTGGTAATCACAGCTTCGAAGGATGTCAGCCCACCGTCGGCTATCCGCACGCGCTCTCCGATCGTGAATATCTTCCGCGCAGGCATCCGGCCTGGGATAGCTCCATTGATCTCGAGACACTTGATGGAAGCTATCAACTTCTCCGGGACGCGCACAGGAAGATCACCCTCGCAAACCATCCCCCCCACACCCGCAAAGCGAAACAGTTCGCGCCATCCATCCCCGCTCATGTCGAACCGAATGAAGGTGTATCGCGGCAATAGAGGAACGATATGAGGAACCCTCAACCCCATTCTGCGCTGTTTCTTCGAGAGCTTGCGCTTTGGTGCAGGGCGCATTTCCCTGATCATCGGATAGTAGTATTCGACGCCGAGCCGATCGAGCCAGCTTAAGACACCACTGTCTTGTCGACCGATGCAGTGAACGACATGCCACGCTAAACCAGCCGGGCGCTCTGTCACATCGAAAGTCACCCCATCACCTCTTCGATTTCGCTGTTGCTCGGGCCGGGCGCCGGCGGCGGGTCGGCGGGTATCCAGACATAGGGCGCACGGTCCGGCTTCGGCAGTTCGACGAAGAGATCGCGGGCTGCGAATGTCGCCTTGACGTGCTCGGCCCACGCCGCGAATTCCGGCGCATCGGGCGGCACCCTGCGCAAGGCCGCGAGTTCGTCCTCGGTCGGCGCATCGGCCGACTTGACCATGACGCTGCGCGACATCAGCGAAGGCGAGAGCCGCGCATGCACGTTGCGGAACTGCCCGGCATTGAACGCCCGCCAGATCAGCGCCCACCATCCCTGATCGGCGAAGCCGAATGAGGCGAATCCCTTGTCGGTTGGCGCATCGGGCGTGTCGCCAACCGGCTCCGCCGGCGGTTCGGGGACGATCTCCCAACCCCGCTGATTGATGAAATCCTGCAGCCGGATGCGCTTTGGCTTGCGCCCGTTCTCCTGCGGCGTGTCGAGATAGGCGATCAGCCGTGGCACGGCGTCGAGGATGGCGACCTGGTCGGCCAGCGCCGCCGCCATGAACAGCTTTTCGGATCGAGGCAGTTCGTCGGCGATAGCGTGCGGGTAGGTCAGTTTCAGCCTCCGCCACCGCTTTGCCGAATCCTGCCCGGACGGCGCAATCGGGTCCCCTTCCCCGGAATCCTCGCCCGCGCCTTCTCTCTCTTTGCTTTGAATCAGTTTTATCTCTGAGTCAGTACTTACTACCGCAACCGGATTATCCGACTCCGGTAAACCCGGCTCCGGTAAATCCGGTTGCGGTGACCCCACCGTGGCCGGATTTTCAGGCTCCGGTGTGTCCCGCATGATGTACTCGACGCCGTCGAAAGCCCCGGATTCCGGATTGTGGCATTGCCGCCGTTCGAGCAGGCCGGCCTCGATCAGCTCGCGGGCGATGCGCTGCATCTTGTCGCGGCCGATGCCGCCGGCCTTGGCCAGTTGCCTCAGATGCACGTTCCAGTGATCCGGCTTGGAGAGCAGATAGGCGGCGACGCCCATGGCTTCGAACGACAGATCCGCCTCGCGGAAAATCGTGTTGGCGACGATGGTGAAATTGCCGTTATGCTCGCGGCGAACGATCGTCATCCCACGCCCCCGTTAAAGTGTTCGCCAAGTATTCCTTGCGCGATTTTATGTATTACGACACTCATTCCGCCGCCTTTGGCTTTGTCCTGCCATAGAGTTTTCGCCCTGTCTCGGGGTCGATTCGGACTGTCATTTCGCCGCGCTTTACCATCTCGTCGGCGGCTTCCTCTAACTGACGAGTGAGTTCCGACATCGCCAATTCGGCCTTGATATCCTCGGAGCGCAGGCCAAGGTCGGCAACGATTCTGAAGGCGCGGTTTTCGGCGGCAATATCCCCGTCCGCGAAAACAACCAGTGCAGCGGCAGCCGGTATCGAGCCCGCCCTGGCCAACCGGGAGAGCACATCAACCACCAACTCATCCCGCTCGATATCGAGATCGGCGGCGATATCCCTGACTGTGGAAAGCAGCTCCTGCTCGCCCATGCGCCGATATTCACGGACCGTGCTGACCAAAACCGCCTTGAAGGTGTCGAGGGTCGGCGTGTCGCTCATTCCGCCGCCTCCGGAGTGATGCGGATGCGGCCGCCGCCGGTTGGGGCAATGCGGTAGAATTCGACCAGCCCGGCGTCGCGCAGGGCGTTCCAGGTGGCGCGCATGAACGGCGCGCGCTCGCCGGCCGCGACGAGGCACATATCCGTATCGAAATAGCCGTCGCCATTTCGGTCCCGCAACCACTTGAGCGCATCGGCATGGGCATCCGGCAGCGCGATGCCGTGGCGGGCCCGGAATTTGGCCCGCAGCGGGATCATGCCGCGCATGGTGACCTCGACCGCGCCGGCGGCGAGCGCTTTCGCCCTCGATGTCGCACAGACGTCGTAGTGGTCGCCCTGGTACCAGCGGCGCGCCACGCCGATGCGCGCCGCCATGGCGTGCAGCTCGGCCTCGGTGTCGGCCAGCATATGGCACATCACCATCCGCCCGACCCGCAACCGCGCATTGTCGACGTAGACGCTCATGCCCCCCACCCCGAAACGGTCAATCGCCGCGTCAATTCTTGTTCTTCGGAAAGTGTGAACAACACTGTCGAACGGTGGAAAAAGTAGTGAGTCTCCCGATGAGGGCGGCGGCATGGGTATCGCCCCGCCGCATTGCTACCTAAGCAGGCCACCGGGGGAGGATTGATATTGGGAATGGGGAGAATGGAATGAGTGGATTTTGGATGCGCGCCTCGCAGGGCCTCACGCTTGTCGACAACACATCGGCGATCGACCTGTACAGTGATGGCGGCGTCGCCATCGTCGGGCAGCATGTCTGCCGGCTTACGCTTTTTTGTCGGCGCTTCGCCGATGAAAACACCGAGATCGACCCGCGTGTGGTCGCCCGACTGACCCTGCCGGCGGTCGGCTGGCGATGGACCATGGCCAATGCGCGCCATCGCGCAACGGCGCACACCAACCCGGTGCCGGTGAATCTCAACCTGCACTGATCGGCGGGCCGCCCAGGCGGAAAATGAAAGGGCCGGCGCCGACCATGGCGCCGGCTTTTTTTGCGCGGTGACGGTCACGCTTCGGGCGACCCTTCATAGGCCGGCAGGCCGGTTTCGACGCGGACCACGTCAAGCGCCTTCTCGACCGCTTCGGTGACATAGGTGTCCGGCCGCCACATCTGGTAGAGCCAGGTCACCTTGCCGCCGTTGGCGCGATAGCGAAGCCGCACCGGAATCCGCTGTTTCTCTCCCCGGAAAAACACCGGCAGAGACAGCATGAACAGGCCCGGAACGATCAGCTTCTGCCCGCCGCCATCCTTGTGGACCTCCTCGAAGATCATTTCGGTTTCGCCTGTCTGCAGGGTGACCATCCTGCCGACCGCGGACTCGACCGAGACCTTCAATCCGCGCGAAAGCTGGACGATCTCGAACGGGTCGGCGATCGCCGTCTTGAACAGGTCTTCGAGTTCGTCTTTCTCGGTTTCGTTCGGTGCCGAAATCTCCGCGATCCGGTCTTCGATGAGCGCGGCGAAATCGCCCTGCTCCATCGGCTTGCCGTCGCCGGCGATCCAAGCCTTCCATTCTTCCGACAACGGGAACGGGTAGTAGATCCGGTGGTTCAGATTCTGCGGCAGATGCGGCTTGTCCTTATCCGTCACACCGTCGTGGTGGTAATCGATCACGGCAGTGAATTCCGGCTTGCGCCAGTTCAGATCGGCGAACACCGCCGAGTTCTGCCCCTTGTGCCGGTTGATCAGGCCGTAGAACGCCTGCAGCGTCTGCATCGTCGCCATGCCCGTCCGGCGTTCGGGCCGTTCGCGATAGCTCTCGATTTCGGTCCTGAGAGAAAGGAACCGTTGATTGTCGCGGTCCCAGCCGACTGGCACGATCGGCGGCAAGCCTTCGCCGAGCCCTTTGGTCTCGATATTCTCGACCGTGATATCGCTGGCCTTGCGACCGAGATTGGAAAGCATCTCGATCGTACTCGGGCCGGGCAACTTCGGGCCGGGCGTCCGGGGATCTTCCCCGACGGGTTTTGTCATGCTGGTCTCCTGTCGAATGGCACCGCCATCGGAAATCGCGCAGCCGGAGGCGGTGCTGGACCCGCCGGCGCGAAATCAAGGGGCGTCAGGCCGTTTCGACGTCGCGCGGCTTGAACATGTCCGGCTGGCCCGGATGTTCGGTATTGAGGTTGCCGTCCTTGTCGACGAAGAACATGCCCTGTGCCGGTTCCGGCTTCGGCGTCTTCGAATCGATATGGGCGGTGACCGTCGCCGTGCCGTTGACCATGGCGACGCCGATCTTCAGGCTGATCTCGCCCTTGAAGACCTTCTTGAGATTGTTGTCGCTCATTTCGCCCAACGTCTCGAGCACCTGCGCGAAATACTTGTCCATCTCGCGCGGGACATAGCCCCGCTCGAGCATGCCCATCATGGTGATGACGCTCTTGATCTTCGCCATTTCAGTCTCCTTGGGTTTCGGGATGTTCGATGCATGGCGGTGTCGGATCGTCCGGCCCGGCGACGCGGTCGAAGCCGCGCCAGAACTCCTGCCAGTGCGGCGGAAAGTTTTGCGGCTCATGGCGCGTCACCTTGACGGTGCCGCAGCCGTTCCTGCATTCGCGCTCGGACTTGTGTTCCGATACAGCGACCCTCTCGTCCCATCGGTGCCGGCGGCACTTCATTCCGCCGCCTCCGTTATTTCACCGGTTTCCGGATCGTGGTCGGGCTCTGGCGCCTCAAGGCCCCAGGCGTCCCAGCCCGGACGGGCGCGGCGCGCGTTCAGTTCTATTTTCGGCAGATTGGGGAAATAGGCTTCGATCAGCTCGTACTGCCAGTCAGGCTTGACCGAATGCGCGCGAACCGGCGCGGGCAGATCGGAGTTCCACTGATCGCCCATCGCCGGGGCCGGCACACTGCCGCGCACGCCGACGAGAAGATGCTCGTGCTTGTTGCGGTTCCAGTAGCCGGTGCCGATCCGGTCCTTGCCCCAGTTAAAGTTCGTGACGTAGCAGAATCCGCGCAGTTCCATCAGGCGAATGCCGATCGCCAGATGCGGCACCGGGACCCACTGGAGCAGGACGCAATCGGGTGCGGCGATCGTGAAGCGCTCGGCCGTGCGGGCGTGAATTTCCTCCGGCGTATGGGCGTTCTCGCTGACCGGGTACTGATTGGCGGCGTGCCGATCCATGCCGGTGTCGCGACTGAAGACTTCGAAATCCCACTCGTCGTCGACCAGAATGACGCCGTAGCGCTTGTCCGGCAGCGCACGTTGTCGCGTCGCCAGCTCGCGTTCACGCTCGGCGCGGCGCTCCTTCTTCTCGTCCTGCCCTTCGCGGCGGACTTCCGAGACGACCGACTTGAACGCTTTCCTGCTGTCGGGATGCTTGGCGACTTCGGCGATGATCCGGCGTTGGGCGTCCGGATCGAGCCGGGCGATCTCGGCGGCGGCGCGCACAGTGGTATGGCCGATTTCGACCGCGTGCTGCAGTTCCTCCGTGCCCTTCGTGACAACCGTGCGGGCGCGCTCTACGCCGGCATGATCAACTGTCAGCATTTCGGCAGCTTGTTTTCGGTTAATGCCGCCATTGGCGGCTTTTCCCTCTGGGCGCCCCTTGCCGAGATTGGCGATCCGCGCGGCGACCATGCGGCGTTGATCGTCGGTCAGATGGCGGCGGTGCAGGTTCTTCGACAGGACGAAGGTCAGCGGTTCGCCACCCCGTTCCTCGTCGAAGTCCTCGAACGGCCACAGGGTCCGCGCCGGGACGAGTTGCTCGGTGCGCATTCTCTTGCCGGCATCAGAGCCCCACCCCTCACCGAGCATCGCCGCGCTATCGAGCAGAGCTTGCATGGCGCGATAGCGGTTGCGCCCGTCGAGGATCTTGCCGTCGAGCAGCGTGATGACCTCGCGCACGCCGTTGACGCGGATATCCTCGACCAGCTCGTCGAACTCGCCGCCCTCGATCAGCGGGAACAGATTAGCGAGCGGATGGAATTCAAGCGGCTTTGATGGTTGCCGGTCTCTCCCGGCTGTCACGCCTGTTCGCTCTGACGTTGCGTCCGGCGTCCGCCCGCCGGATAGCCTACTGACACCCTCTTCCACTCCGGCCTCTCGGGTCCTTTCCGGTGTGGCGTCAACAGATGCGTTCGCTTGGGATTCTATTTCGTCGCTGTCGCTTTCATCTTCGCGAGGCGCTTCGCCGCCCGTTGCTGCTCGCGCTGCCCGAACGGTTTCAGCGCCTTGCCCTTGGCCGCCTGCCGGGGATGGTCCATCCCCAGATTCTTGTGGCTCAACATCGGCCCGGTCTTGCCGAATATTCTCCGCATGGCTGTCCTCCTCGATCGTCATGTCGAACTTTGCCGCGATGCTGCGCAGGTAATTGGCCTCCGCCGGCGTCAACCCGGCGTCCGGTTCGCGTTCGCCGCGGGCCATGATCTTTTCGACGAAAAGCCGCTGATTGAGCGACATCGCCGCCTTGTTCGAATCCCTATTGAGACGATCGAGCGCGAAGCGGTGCCATTCTGTCATGTCGCCATCTCCGCCAGGGCCGCGTCGATCAGGGCGCGGGTTTCCGGCTCGATCTCGCGCACCGGAAAGCCGGTCATGGTATGCGATGGCCTGAGTACGATCGGCTCGCTGTCCTGGGCGATACGCTTGCGGCGCAACAGGTCGCGGTTGATCTGGCGACGCTCGCGCTTGCGCTCGGCCTGCGACATTTCCGGCGGCTGGCGACCCATGCTCGGCACCCGCTCCCGCGACGTGTCGAGCCCGAGATGCTTCGCCCGGTAGACAACCG